CCCGGGCAAGACGGACGGCCTGTCGGGTGGCGATGTCTACCCGCTCTTCGCTGGCGGGATGCACGACGAGGTCGCGGAGTACTGCCTCGCCGATGTCCTCGCGACCAAGGCCATCTACCACAAGATGCTGTCGGTCTTCGGCTCGGCGCACGGGGTGAAGCACCCCACGGAGGACGAGTGGATCACCGAGTGACGCCCTGCCACGACGAGGACTTCGAGGGCTACGTCAAGACCCACGAGAACGCCAAGGTCGTGACGGGCGAGTACAAGATTCCGTGGCCTCCGTTGAACGTGCATCGCCACCCCTCGACCTTTGCCGAACCGCTCTTCGCGCTCGGGTGTACGCTGGTGTTCATCACGCTCTTCGGTCTCGCCGCGCTCGGCATTCTCACGGTGATGCGATGGCTATTCTAAAGAGCCGCAAGCGGCCCCAGTATCTGGAGGCCATCGAGCAACGGCTCTTCATCAAGCGCCTGCGTCTCGATCCGCGCACCAAAGACCTGCCGTGGTGTAGTGTGCCGAACGGGGGTAAGCGAAGCCCTCGCGAGGCGGCGTTGCTCAAGGCCGAAGGGGTGCAGGCCGGGGTGCCGGACTGGTTGTTGTTCGAGGTCCTCGCCAATACGGAAACGCACTTGCTCACGAGCGGCCTTGCCATCGAGTTCAAGTCACCGTCAGGCAAGGGAAGAGTGTCGGACAATCAGCAAGTGTGGCACGAGAACCTTCGCCGCAACGGTTGGGATGTCTACATCTGCACCACCGCTGAAGAGGCGTGGCGCATCACGATGGAGTACCTGCAACTTGAGCTATAAGCCTGTCGCCTGTTCCTGCTGGGAGTACTGCCCCGTCTGTGCGGGGGAGCCGCTCACCGCCCAAGCCCTCGCCGTCCACAATCGGCGCGTGGCCTGTCACGGGGAGCGTGACTATCCCGCCGAGCCGATCCTGCCCCACCCCTTTCTCCGGAGACCCGAATGGTTATCGCGTTAGTCGTTTCGTTCGCCGCGCTGGGCTACTGCATCTGGCTGTTGCGGAAGATGGCAGTCGAAATCATCGCCCTTCGCACCACGCTCAAGGCACTCTCGACCGAGACCGCTACGCTCGCGAATGCGTTCGAGTCGGTCATCTGGAACGTCACCGTGACGCCTTCTGCTACTAAGACCACCACCAAGAAGCCCCGCGCCCGAGTGCGCTAGGAGTTGTCGATGTCACAGGGGAAGGGAAGCACGGCGCGACCGCTGACCGTGAGTCAGGATGAGTACGCACGGCGCTGGGCGCTCGCGTTCGGCTCGGAGGAGGCGCTCGAAGAAGCGGTCGCGAATGCCGATCAGCACTACACACTCAAGCGCGAAGCGCAGGAGGCCGAGCGTGGCGCATAACATCGACCTGCCCCGCCACCGCTACTGCCACGTCATCGAGGCGGCGGTGCATCGCAAGGGCCGCGAGGATAAGACCCTGCCCTGCGTCTGGTGGGGGATGAGTGCTACGCCCGGGCGGATGTTCGGCTGTCACATTCTCCTCGAATCAGGCGCGGTCATCGTGGACCTCCCGCTCCACGCGCTCCGCCACGAGCGCGATGTGCCGTGGATGACGCAATGGTTGCCTGAGCAGGCGCAACGCTGGGACGCCTATGGCTGGTCGCTTGAGGCGCACGAGCCTGCCTTCCTCTCCGGCCTCGCCTGTCAGGTGTTGAGCGATGATCACCACCACATCACGGGGACGGGCGAGCTGTGGTTCCTGCTCGACCACGTTCGGGACGGTTACTCGCTGGAGCCGGGACAGCATAAGCACCATTGGGTCGTGGCGCTCACGGGCGGGACGTTCACCTGTGTGCCGCAGGATATGCTCCTCGTGCAGGAGCTGTCCTTCACCGCCGTCGATGGCATCCCGCCGATCAAGCGGCAGTCCACCGTCTGGAGTGATCGCCGCCGCCTACGATGCCACCCGTTGGGAGACGATCGTCGAGATCACCGATGCGTGGCTGGAGTCGCGGGGTGAACTGCCGCGCCCTGCCGCCCACTTCCGTGCCGCCGCCCTGCAAGGGGTGGGGCGGTTCGAGGAGGCCGTGGGCTGGGCGGAGATGGCGGCCCTCACCACCACCCAACCCACCAACCCGCTCGACCCTGCCGCTGTGCAGTACTACGCCGCGCAGATCGGGTTGGGCCAAGCCTACGCCGTGTGCGGTCGCACGGATGAGTCGCTGAGGGCCTATCGCAAGGCGCTCAGGGTTCCGGTCCTCCAGCCGGAGGCGCTCGCGTCGAAGGGTCACCTCCGGCTCGCGATCAAGCCGAAGCAATGGCGCAAGGCGTGGCGCGAACACGAGGCGCGTATCCTCGACAAGCGGACGGGCAAGAGCCGCCTCGACGGGGTGCCGGAGTGGGATGGGAAGCCGACCGATGGTCCCGTCCTCGTCCTGCACGAGCAGGGGATCGGCGATGCGGTGCTGTTCGCTCGCTGGTTGCCGCTGGTCGCGGAGCGGTCAGGCCATCCACCGATCTGGGTGGGCGAGCGGATGTTTCACCGCTACGTCGAGGCGTTGGGCGACATCCGAACGGCGGTCGCGGAGGAGGTCTTTGAGCAAGTCGGCGAGGGCGACGAGGCGCGGCTCAAGATGACGCAGGGCGTCTGCTATGTCCGGGCGATGTCGCTCCCGCACACTTTCGACTGCACCCCGGAGAACATCCCCGCGCCGATCGCTCCGCCCTTCTCTCGCGAGCCGCTCCACGCGCACCGTCCGCTTCGGGTGGGCGTCTGCTGGGAGGGGAGTAAGGGAGCCTATCACAACTTCGACCGCTCGCTCACGCTCGACACCGCCGCCCTGCTCTGGGAGAAGCCGCTGTCGAATGTCGAGTGGGTCTCGCTCCAGTACAACGTCGAGCCGCCAGCTAGCGCACCCTTCACCAAGATGCCGGAGGGCGATCTCCTCGACACGGCGGAGCGGGTGGCCTCGTGCGATCTGGTGGTGACGGTGGACACGAGCGTCCTGCATCTGGCGGGGAGCCTTAACATTCCGACGATCGTGATGCCGCCGATGACGGTGGACTGGCGCTACTCGGGCTGGCCCGGGGGATCGTCCACGCTCTGGTATCCGAGTGTGCTGGTGGTCAGACGCGACAACGCCCGGGAGACGGAGGCTCAGGTCCGTACTGCCCGGGCGGTGCTGGAGTCGCTGGTCGAGGCGCTATCGTTTCGCTGATCGCCTCGCCTTCTTCGCCGCCAGCTTCTCGCGGCGATCGGCCTCGACCTGAAGCCGCACGGCCTGCATAAAGGCCACGCCGTAGGGCAGGACGAACCCGGAGCGGCGGCGTGGTTCGCGGATCGTGATCCCTTCGGGGGTGAGGGTCACCACCAGCACTTCGCCGCGATGGGTGGTGACCTTGCGGGTGACGGGGCGGGTCAGGTCGGTCACTTGCCAGCCTCCACCACAACCGGGGCCGACTGCTCCCCGGTCAGGTAGTCTGCCGCCTTCTGGGCGAGGCTGGCGGCCTTGGCGAGCATCTCCGGATGCTGGCGGCAGGCCTTGGCCCAGCCCTTCAGGTAGGCCGCGCTCTGGCTGATCTGCGCGAACCCGAACCGTCCGGCGAGGAAAGCGGAGGCCAGCTCCGCGACCAGCTCCTCGAAGGCGTAGTCGGCGGTCCCGAACCGTGCCGGGGTGATCCGCTTGAGCCGCTTCTCGCCGCCCGTCCAATGGGCCAGCTCGTGGAAGAGGGTCGCGTAGTAGCCCTCGCGGCGCCGTGCTTGACATCGGCCCCGCTCCGCTCGACCAGCTCCTCCGCCTCCTCGATCGCCTCGAAGCCGTTCAGGGTCTCCGGGGTGTGCCGTGCCTTCAGGCTGGCGAGCGCCCCCGGCTCCAGCTCGTCGAGCTGGTCGAGATTGAAGACCCGGAAGCCACGGGCGAAGAAGTAGCTGGCGGGATCGTTGTCAGCCTCGCTCGGCCCGTTCCCCTGCGTGGCCTTCTTGACGGCCTTGGACATAAAGAACACGGTCGTGGACCGCTCGCCCTTCCGGACCACGCATCCGGCCTCGATCGCTTGGTTCCACGTCAGCCAGCCCTGCGTCGAGTACTGCGCTCCGGCGAAGATCAGCGCGATCACGTTCCCGCCGGAGTAGCGGCGTCCGGTCGCGGCGTTGTACGGGCCACCGCCCGTCCACGGACGCACCCACGGCGTCCGGCCCTGTTCCATCTCGGTGATGATCTGCTCGAACACATCGGCGTAGACCTTTTGCATACTGCCCCCTTGTGGTGAGTGTTGAACGTGGAACGTAGTGAACACGGGTGAATACTAGTTAGCCTGCTCGGTGGTTGTCAAGCCCTCTTCTCGAGGTGGTGCAGGACGGCGAGCCAGAACATCGAGCGGGTCAGGTACTTGGCGGTGGTCCGGCTCTCCTGCGCCGGGGTCTGGTTGAGGAGGTCTCGCGCATCCTCCGCCATCATCAGGCCGAGCGAGATCGCGATCGTCGGCCCGTACTTGGAGCGCAGGCGCTGGGCGGTTCCCTTGCTGGTCATCGCTCAGTCCTCCTCGAACAGCAGGGCCGCGAGCCGCTTTGCTCGCTCGATCCGCTCTCTCAGCTTGTTCGCCACGCGCTCCGCCGTCCGGATGTGGAAGCCTCCGGTGCCGTCCGCGAAGCGCGGGTCCAGCTCCATCTCGTCCACGCGCTTGAGAAGGATCAGCCGCACGATCGAGGCTTCCTCCACGCTCAACTTCAGCTTGACCTTGTCCATCCTGTCCCCCTTGTCTCTGATCCCCGGAGGCCGTCCGGTGCGGTCCTGCCAGTCCCACCCCCCGGCTTGCACGGGGTCGCCGCCTGACTCGCGGGGTGGGGGGTGACTTACTGCGCCTGCCCGTCGTGGTGCCGCGCCTTCTGGGCGTAGGCTGTTGCGTCCTGCACCGCCAGCTCGAACTGCCACTTGAGCCATTGAGTCCGGGTCATCCGGCTGACGTTCGTCTTCAGGCCGACGAAGCGGTGCAGTTCCGGCCAGAGGTACACCGGGGTGTTCTTCGCGGTGTAGTACTGCGGCCCGTTCAGCCCCTCGTAGATGCGGGTCCGAGCGATCGCCTCCGGCAGGGTCTTCTCCGTCAGCGATCCGACCTTGATCGCCATCAGATTCCAGATCGCCTTCTGGAAGAGCGGGTCGTTGCGATCCGCTTCCGGCACCCGCTTCGCATCCCAAGTCAACGCCATTTCCTACCCCCTTGTGTCTGTCCTGCCTCGAGACTGCTGGCCTCGTCAGTACCCGCTTCACGGGTAGACGCCCCCGATCCTCTGGGGACGTTTCGGCCTGACCTAGCGCGGCAACTGCGTCAGCTCCCACAGGCGGCGACCGATCGCCAGATGTACATCGCGGCGGTCGTGAGCGATCTCCGCCTCCCCGATCTGGTTCCCCTCGCCATCCACCACCTGACCCACCCAGCTCTTGGTGTCGTGATCATACCAGAGGCGGGTGTCCACCTCGTGCGCCCAATGCAGGGCCTCCGCCGCCAGCCTCGCCAGCTTCTCAGTCGTGTAGCGTCCGGCGGTGGCCCGAAGCGCGGTGCGAACATTGTACACCCGCCACCCCTGCTCATCGTTGCCCTCGATCTCTGCGGTCGGGTTGATCCGGATCAGCGTGGTCTGCATTGTGTAGCCCCTTGTGTGAGTGCCGCCGTGATTGGCGACTGGGTAGATAGTAATCACTCCCCCGTGATCACGCAAGGGGTCCGCAAGGGTTCCCGAAAGTTGTTACATAACGTTCGGGGTCTCTTCGGGGTCTAACCCGTTCGCTCGCTTGCGCTTCCCTCTGCTTCGGGTTATGTTCGGCCTATATGGCACCCGATGACAATACGGCAGAAAAGATCGCACCGACCGCGATCGTCCCCGCTGACGAGGTCCGCCTCGACAAGTGGGGCCGTCCGCTCGTCGGCTGGGCGATCGACCGATCCAAGAGCGGACGAGGGCCAGCGAAGGGCGCACCGAATGCAGGCCGTCCGCCGGATGCGTGGAAGGCGACCCTCCGCGAGCTGGCCTCACGGGAGAACGTGCTGGCCCATATCCAGACGGTGCTGGATGCTGGCCCCGATCACCCGTTCTTCGCCAAGGCGCTGGAGTACGTCACCGAGTACGGCTACGGCAAGGCGACCCAGCACATCGAGCAGTCGGGTGGCACCACGCTGGAAGTCATCGTCCGGCACGAGTAGGTGGCGGCCCTCTACCTCCCCGCCCCGATGGCGCACCAGTCGGAGGTGCTGGACGCCCCGGAGCGGTTCAAGGTCTGGCGAGCGGGTCGCCGAACAGGCAAGTCTCGCACCGCGCTGATCGCCAGCCTGCTAGGTCACGGTCAGGGCAAGCATCGCGGGGCGTTGCAGGGTGGTGACATCGTCTGGCTGACCCCCGACTACCCGCAGTCCCGAGCCATCTGGCGGGAGGAGCTGAAGCCTCGACTGGCTGGCCTCCCCGGTGTCACGCTTCACGAGACCGATCGCCGCATCCAGCTCGCGGGGCTGGGATCGCTGGAGCTACGGTCAGCGGAGTCGATCGACAACTTGCGCGGTCGATCGCTTGACGGGGCGGTCATCGACGAGGCGGCCTTCCTCGATCTGGAGTACGCCCTTGGCGGGGTGGTGATGCCTGCCCTCTTGGATCGCGGCGGGTGGCTGATCATCGCCTCGACCCCATCGGCAGGCTGGGATGGCAACAGCGGACGCCTGACCCCCAGCTACTTCAACCGACTCTGCGTGGCGATCGAGAACGGCGGTCGCGGGGCTGACTGGCGGCATTGGCACCACCCGACTGAGGCGAACACCCGCCTGTCGCCGACCGACATCGAGGCCCTGCGAGCCGAGTACCCACCGAACAGCGCCACCGCCCAGCAGGAACTCGACGCCAGCCTCACCGCGAGCGGTGCCGCCTTCTACCCCGAGCTATCCGACTGGGACAAGCTGGTCATCGATCGCTCACAGCTCCCGCACTTCCTGCCCGATTGGTGGCAGTTCTGGGCAGGGTACGACTGGGGCTACTCGCATCCGGCGGTCTTCGTCCCCTGCGCCGATGACGGCACTACGCTCTACGTCTTGGACGCCCTCTACCTGCACCGCGAGCAGGACCACGAGCAGGCCGCCAGCATCCGGGGATCGCTGGTTCTCCCCGGGCAGGACGGTCGCGTCCCATCGGCTTGCAGTCGGCGGGTCTACGCAGGCCACGATGCCTTCGCCCAGCGGATGGCGCACACCGCCCAGCCGGAGACGGTGGCAGACGTGTTCGACCAGTACGGGATCGCCCTGTCCAAGGCCAGCCTCGACCGTGACGCTGGGGCCAAGGTCATCCGCCGCCTGCTCAGTCAGGATCGCCTGCGCTTCGTGGACACCGTGGGGACGCGCCGTCTCTTGGCTGAGTTGCAGGCGCTGGTGCCGGACCCCAAGCGACCGAACGTGCCGCTCAAGCGGGATGCCAACGAGCGGGGCGAGAACGGTGATGACGGGGCGGATGCGTTCCGGTACGCGCTGGCCTCCCTGCCCTACTTGGTCACCGAGCCTGCCCCACCCAAGGGGATCGGTCCGGAGGGGCGCGATCCCGGGAGCTGGGAGCAGTATGTGCCGGGGGTGGCGGAGGACTACCGGGACGAGGCAGGCGGGTTCGTGATGTAGGGCAACCATTGCCCTTGCGCGGAGGGGTTGCGCTTGACCGAGGTTCGGTGTATGTTCGGGGTGCGTTATTCTGCCAGAGGTGTATATGCAAGCTGGGAAGAAGCGATATGCAGTCGATCGGCTTGAAGGCGACTACGCCGTCCTCGTCGATGACGATTCCGGGGCAGAAGTGGTGATTCCACGCGCCAAGCTCAAGCAGGCCAAAGAGGGCGCGATGTTCAACGTCTCGATGCGCGGTTCGTCACCGATGTGGGAGTCCGCCGAGCGTGATCTGCGTTCGGAAGTCGCCCGCAAGATGGATATGCAAAAGCGTCTCGGTTCGATGCGCCGTCCGGAGGGCAAGTACTAATGCGCGGACTTGGTCGGATGCTGATGACAGCAGTAGGCGATTCGCTGATGGCGCGACCCGATACAGTTGGGCTAAAGAAACGCATCGTGGAGAACCGCGAAAAAGTGCAGGAAATTGGCAATCCGCTCCTTCAGGAAATGCTTCGCAAGGACGGTATTTCGCAGGAGCGTATTGATGCGATGCGTGGAATGCTGGGTCGTCAGCTCGGCGCACAAGAAGACTCGCTGTATCAGGAGCGCATCAAGCCAGCGGTTGCCGCAGGCTGGAAAGGCCGGGGTGGCAACTGGACGTACGAAAGCCCCGACTCGGTGGACACCCCGCAAGGACGCCGTCCGCGAGTGCGTCAAACACTGACGGGCGTCATTCCCCTTAGCGCCGAGCATCGCGACTTAGAAAATATGGGAGCGCGAATGGAGGAAGAAAACGCGTTGCCCCTCGATGAACGAATCCGCCGTATGAGAGAGCGGATGGCCGCTCGCCGTAACCCCTAACACCTCGCACAATGTCAGCCACCGTCCTCAAATCCGCAGTCAAGACCATCGGCGCAGAGGGTGACGCCGCCAGCATCACAGGCTTCCCGTCAGCGGGTGGCGTGGCGGTGCAGATTGTCGGCTCGCTCTCGGCCACCATCACGTTCGAGGTCACGATCGACGGCACCAACTGGGTGGCGTTCAACATGACCCCGAGCAACTCTGGCACCGATGCCTCGACCGCGACAGCGGCGGGTGCTTTCAGCAAGCCGATGAACGGCTTCGCCGGGTTCCGGGCGCGTTGCTCGGCTTACTCCAGCGGTGCGCCTGTTGTGACCGTGCGCTACACCTCCTGATTCACCACACACCTGAGGCTGTATGACCGAGTTCGTCATCTCGCAGGAACTGCTGGAGAAGATTCTCGCCTATCTGGCAAGCCGCCCGTACCACGAAGTGGCGGGTGGCATTGAGGCGCTTAAGGCGCTGAAGCCGTTGGAGACGGGACCCAAGGCGGTCGAGTGAGTGCGCTGATCTGGGCGGCGGTGGCGGTCTTCGCGCTCGTCCGGATCGAGGCGGTGGTTCGCCATTGGCTCCGGCTGGTCTATGTGGCACCTGTCGCGACCGAGCAGGACGTGGAGGTGCCGCAGGACATTGCGGCACTGGCGATGCGGGAATCGGAAGAGTGGGCGCAGGAAGAAGTCATCAAGGCCGCCAAGGAGCGGTTCCTCAAGGTGAAGGACACGACGATGCCTGACGCGCAACGGTGGAACCTCGTGCGTCGGGCGCTTGGCATTGGAGAACTCGTATGACCATCCCCTTCCTCGACCCTGAATACGACGAGACGCTTGAGCAACTCGTGCCGGAGGACGTAGAGTACGAGGAAGAGGCGGAAGCTGAGAACGAGATTCCCGGGGCCGCCGAGCCGTACGTCGCCGCCAGCTCTGGCGTGACAACGGTCGTGATGGATGCGAATGGGCAACGCGCCAACGAGGAGATCGCGCCCAACGACATCGAGACCGCCGCTCGCATCACGCTTCCTGAAGACGCCCAGCTTCGCGCCTTGTCTCGTGCGTTGTATGGCGATGATTTTCCGCTCGCCGAGGACAACGACGGCGAGGACCCCGCGCAGTGGGTGTCGTGGGTGCGGAACCGCTGGACCGAGCGGCGGATGGCGATTGAGACCCATATGCACTTGGTCGAGCGCAATCGCTTGTTCCGCGCAGGCCAGCAGTGGGTGAGTGCGACTGGAATGGGACCGTGGCGTGAACCCGTCCGCCCGACCGAGTCAAGCCGTGTCGTCTACAACCTGATGGACAAGGCGCTGGACTCGCGCTTGCAGGTCATCACCGAGCAACGCCCCGGCTTCTCGGTGAACCCGATGACGCTGGACCCTGACGATCAGCGCAAAGCCGAAGCGCGGCAAGCCGCTCTCGATTACGCTTACGAATCGCAACAGATGGCAGGCGTGATTCACGAGGCCTGCTACTGGGCGCAGACCGATGGCGTCTCGGGCCTTCACGTCTACTGGGATGCCGAGGCAGGACCGTGGGACGAGGCGATGGGCGAGAACGGCGAGAAGAAGCCGCTTGGCGATCTTCGCACCGACGTGGTGCGTGTCGAGCAGTTTCGCGTCTCCGCGAACGCCAGCTCAACGAAGAAGCCGTACTACGTCATCCTGCGTGAGGTCATCCCCGCCGTCGAGGCCGCGCAACGCTACGGCGCGACAGGCGCGGTGGCGTCGGGGCAGGCGAGCAATATCGCGCTGGGCGATGGGGCCGACTCGCTGGGCGACAACGGCGCACTCTCGCAGTGGACGATGCAACTCTCGAACCCCGGCGAGGCCGACCGCCTCAAGAACGCCGACGTGGTCGAGCGGTTTACGGTCTACGTCGAGAAGCACCCCGAGCTACTGCCCGAAGGGTTGCAATGCATCATTGTGGGCGATGCCGTTGTGGTGGGGCCGATGCCGCTTCTCTTTGGGGCGATTCCCTTTGTGCGCGTGACTGATGGCTCAAGTGATCCGAGCTACTTCCCGCGCCCGATTATGGAGCAGTGGATTCCGCATCAGCAGAGAATCAATGCGCTGATGTCTAAGTGGGTGGACTCCATTCGCGTCAACTCGGGCGGTCGCTTGCTCGCCCGTCCGGGCGTCATCCAGAAGGAGACCTTCATCGGCGGCCTGACTTCGGTGGTCGAGGTGACGGGCGCGGGGAGCCTCAACGATTCCGTGACGCCGATGCCGAGCTTCTCGGTGGCGAACGACGTGAAGGAGGCGCTCTCGCTAGAGAAGAAGGCGTTTGAGGATGCATCGGGCTACAACGATACCAGCCGTGGGCAGTTCTCCAGCTCGTCGTCGGGCCGTGCGATCCTCGCCGCCCGTGAGCAGTTGGAGCGCGTCTATGCGCCGTCCGTGCTGGCGATTGCAATGGCAATGACCGAGTGGGCCAAGGTGCAGTTGGCAGGAATGGCGTGGGGCTACGATGTGCCTCGCGATCTCGGAGCCGTGGGCAAGTCGCGTCCCGATCTTGCTCGCGCCCTCAACGCGCAGGACTTTGATGGCTCGGCGGATGTGAAGGTCGAACCGGAGACGCTGATGCCAATGCCCAAGGCAATGCGCCTCTTCCTGCTCGACGAGATGTTCAGCAAGCAACTTATCGATGCGCGGCAGTATCAGCGGCTGATGCCCTTTGCCATTATGAAGCAAATCCAGTCGCCGGATGCGGATCAAGAAGCGCGAGCCAATCGCATCGCGGATGCGTTGCTCACGCGGCAGAACCCGCCGCCGATGCGCTGGCAGGACAACGAGGCAATTCATCAGGACATCTTGGAACGCAAGATCCTGTTGCAGGACGACATTGACGAGGACGTGATTCAAGCGGCAGACGCTCGCTGGCGAGAGCTGGCAAACCAAGCCGCACAGAAGCAAGGCGCTCCCGCTCCGGCTGGTCCGGAGCAAGCGCCCGCAGGACCCCAAGCGATGGGTGGGGCTAGTCCCTTCGCTCCCTCACCGGAGATGATGCCTACATCGACGACGCTCCCCGGCATTGCGGCTGAACCCGCGATTGCCCAAGGGGCGGCGAATATGTTCGAGGCGTTTGCTCCGCAGTAACGGACCATTTACCCAAGGAGTACCGTATGACCGCACCCACGTTTCCCGGCGACGCCCCAGCCACCCCCGAGGTGGGGCCGGAGAACACCGCTGTCTACCTCGACCAACTTGCGGAGGACGCCGCTAAGGCCGCGCTCCCCGTCGATGAGGACTACGAGGCACAGGCGCGGGATGAGAAGGGCCGCTTCACCAAGGTCGAAGATGTTGCCAAGGCCGATGCAGGCGAGGGCGACAGCGAAGAGACGGCGGAAGAAGTGACGGCAGAGGCGACCGAAGGCGAGGCTCAGGCGGAGGCGATTGATTCGCCGATCCCGCTGACCGACCGCGACCCGATTGTTCCCATTAGCGTCAAGGTGGGAGACAAAGAGGTTCCGGGATTGCCGGATCTGATGGTAACCTACACCACGCCCGGGGGCAAAACCCGCACCGATCCGATTGATAAGCTGGCGCGGTTGGCGGCGGATGGCATCTACAGCGAGCAACGCGAACAGCGGTTTCGTTCGATCGAGCAACAGAACTTGGAAACCCAGCAAATGCTGGAACAGTACAAGCAGACGCTCGAACAACGCGAATCCTATCTGGAGCAACTGCTGGCTGACGAGACGACCTATGTGGCGGAGAAGGATGCGTGGGACCGCCAGAATACGCCCGAGATGCGGTTGGAGCGCGAGCGTCAGAAGCTGGAGTACGAGCGCCAGCAGATGGCGTTACAACAAGTCGCGCAACAGGGCGAGCAGTATTTTACGGGGACACTGACCCCAGCTTTGGACCTCATCGCGGAAGCCGTCCCGATGGTGGAACCTGAGGAGATCGTGGCGAAGGTGGCGCTCTACGTCCGGACCCTTGAGGGCAGGAAGGGCTACGTCACGCCCGACCAGTATATGCAGTTAAATCAGTTCGTCCTTGATGAGGTCGCGCCGTGGGCGCAGACTTTGAACGAAGCGAGGGCGGAGAAGTACGGCACTCGAACCGCCGCGTCTGAGACGCTTGCCACAACGGTGCAGGATAAGAAGGCGATGGCGGTGCAAAGTCAGAAGGCTAAGGCGGTAGTCGCCAAGGCCGTCAAACCTGTCGGGAAGGGAGCCGGAGTGGCTCCAAAGTCCCGACCTGCTCCGACGAACGTGGATGATGCGATGGAAGACGCGGTGCAATCCGCCATCAATTCCGTTCTCGGGGGCTAACCCTTTTTCTGTGAGATAGTACAGCAATGCCAAATCCTACTACGATTACCGATGCGGAACTTCAGGGCCTCCTGAAGAATGTGTATTCCAACTTCCGCGAGAAGGTGCAGAACACTGTGACCCCGCTCGTCGCCCAGTTGTCGAAGGCGCGTGAGGGCGGGCCGAAGAACCTCCGTTGGGGCGGCAACGGCGTGTATTGGGACGTGGTTGTTGGGCGTCCGGCGGGTGGTAACTTCTCGAACGCTGGCTACTTCGGGCAGGACAGCACCGCTCGTGAAGTGCAGGCGTACACGGGCGTCGTCCGTGGCTACGTCCGTCGTCAGGTCGATGGGCTGGCGCTGATCGGCACCAAGTCCAAGGAGGCCGCGTTCCAGACCCTCGCTCGCAAGACGATGGAGGAGCTTCGTGAGGCCTCGGCCCTTATGATGCAGGGGTCGTTCCACGGCGCTGGCAACGGCATCCTTGCGACGGTTGTCGCGGGTGTCACCAATGCCACCCAGACCATCACCGCGCCCTACGGCGTGGCGTCGTCGGGTCCGGCCACGCTCCTCCTCTCGGTCGGTGACTACGTCGCCGTGACCGATTCGACGGGCGCGACGGTTCGTGGCCGTGCGACGGTGAATGCCATCAACAGCTTCCCGTCCTCGACGCAGGCGATTGTCACCCTCTCGGGGACAATCACTTCGACCACCAACGACATCATTGTCAAGGCTTCGACGAGCGACACGTCGTACAACTCGGCCACCAACGGCCTCATCAACATCACCAACCGGAGCGCGTCGTATGCGCTTCTGCACGGCATCACCGCCTCGACCTACGGGATTTGGGATGCCATCCGGATGGTGGCTGGCACTGATACCCCGGATGCCGCTCAGCCGACCGAGTCGGACATTTGGGACCTCATCCAGAAGGTGTCTGGTTCGTCCGGTAAGGACGCGATGCTCCGTCCGCAGGAGTTCCTCCTGATGACGACCCCGGGCATCGGCAAGAAGCTGATGGAGAGCTTCGTCGGCCAGCGTCGCTTCGACGCCAAGGAGACCGCCCGCGTCATCAAGGGTGGCTACAAGGCGGTTGAGATCTGCGGCCTGCCGCTGGTGATGGATTACTACGTCCCCGCCGGGACCATCTATCTGCTCCACATCCCGTCCCTCGCGCTCGTCGATGCGAAGGATTGGGGCTTCGTGGAGTACGAGGGCGCGGGTCCGGTGCGGTGGCTTGACGGGCGCGATGCGTTCGAGATGACCTACGGGTACTACGGGAATCTCGCCTCGCTCCAGCGCAACAGCCACGGGTCCATCACGGGCTACACCGACACCGTCTTCTACAGCCACGCGGCTGTGCAGTCGGCGTAACGTCGCTAACGGGTGGAGGTGGGGTGGTCCCACCTCCCCCCTTAGCGGGACCTTTCTTCGGAATCTTGTATGCCTCTTAACTTCTTTGCTCCAAAGCCCGGACGGTTCGGCGTCGAGGTCGTGACCTTGACGGTGAAGCCGACCTTCGGGACGCTGGCGGCGGGGACCGTGGCCCATATGCTGGGCGGATATAACAAGCGAGCGCAGGTGTCGAGCGTCTCGATTGCGGCCACGACCTTCCCGACGGCGGCTACGTCCATTGTGGCGACCCTCCAGAAGAAGCCCTCCGGCACCGCCGTGGCGCTGACCTCTGGGATTGACATCAACACCCAGACCGCGCAGACCGCTGTGCGTGGGAACGTGGCGGGGACCGTGACGGATGCGGCCCGCACCCTGAACCCCGGCGAGACCCTCCTCCTCTCGGTCGTGACGACCGGGGCGGTGAGCGTCCAGCCGAGCGATGTGGTGGTCACCGTTGAGCTGTTGGTGCTTGAGTAATGCCACTCTCGGTCATCGTGAATGACCGGGGAACCCCCGAGCCGCCGACGGAAGTCGTCCGGCGGCTTCGGGCGGTGGACCCCAAGCTCACGCTCCGGTGGGGGCCGTGGGGTGCGTGGCAGTTAGTGCGCGAGTGGCGGTCGGGTGACCGTCGCTGGGAGCGGGTGCAGACCGAGCGGTATGATCCCGCGATGGCCTTCGATGTGATCGGCCATATCCCGAATCAGTGCGGCGTGGATGAAGTCCCGGCCTATGTGGAGCGCCTGCTCCGCGAGTGGTCGAATGCGGACGAGGCTACGCAGATGTTGAAGGCGATGGACCATTACCACACGGGGACGGCGACGAGTGAGGTAGAGGAGGCGGTGCAGGAGGCGATCGAGGAAACGATTGCTTCGGTGACCGCGCCACTGGTCAAGAAGGGCCGTCGCAAGAAAGTCACTCTCGGGAGCTAACGAATGGCGTGGACTAAGGCGACCTATCTGGCACGAACGCGGGATTGGATGGACGCCACGGCGTCTGACCGCTGGAGTGACACGTTCCTGTACTCGATTCTCGGGATGGTGTTTCGGGACGAGTGGCAGGGGATGCTGGACACCAACCCCTACTATCGGTTTGCCAAGCGGTCGGTGACCACGGATAGCACGGGGGCATTTCTGTTGACCGATTTGGATAACGGGTCTGGGGATGCCAAGCAGTATGCCTACAAAATCATCACGTTGACGGACGGCGCGAATACGGTGTATCGCGAGACGGATTGGCGGCAGGTGCCGCTCGCCCTCTCGGGTACGGAGGACTATTTGAGCTATGACCGTCAGTATTACCTCATTGGAGACACGGTCCAGATTCTCCCGCAGACGGGGAACTTGAGCCTACAGGTGGGCGTCAACTGGACGCCGACCCCGATTGACGACCTCGGATCCGAGCTGTCCGAGGCGGACTTCCCCCCGGGCCACGAAAACCTCATCGCCTTGTCGGCGGCGGGGATGGCGCTGGCAAAGGGCGGGGCCGAGACGCAATCGGCCAGCGACCTCTTGGCCTTGGCGCAAAAGCGGCGTGAGGCGCTCTACGCCGACATCGCTCGCCGGACGGGGAACCCGACCTTTATGCAGTTTCCGGACCAAGCCGCCGTGTGGGGTGGCTAATGGTGAACCTGTCACCGGGACGGCAGAAGGTGACGGACCAACAGCCCCGGATGGACGGGGGGCTGAATGACGTGTCGGACGATACGGCGCTCCAGCCGAACCAGATGCGGCGAGCGACCAACCTGCGTTTGACAGACTTCGGCGCGGCGACCAAGCGGGGTGGGACCCAGCGCACCTCGACCAACGCACTTGCGGCGGCGGCGGTCCTGAACGGCTACACTTGGCATAAGGACAACGGGACCAACCAGATTATGGCGGTGTGCAATGGGGCGCTTCGGACGGCGACCTACGGCACCTTTCCGCTGACCTATGCAACCCAGTCTGGGACGCTTTCCACGACCGTGCCGCCCAGCTTCGTGGAGTTTCGGGATGCCGGGAATGCCGAGGTGGTGTACATCGCCGATGGTGGCCTGCTCAACAAGTGGAACGGCACCACCTTGACGGAGATTGCGAACACGCTGGCCGTCAAGCAGGTGGTCGTCTTTAACCAGCGGCTGTGGGGGGCAGGCAACAGCACCTATCCTAACAGCATCTTCTACTCGTCGCTGAATAACGGCGACGACTTGGGCTATGCTACGCCTCCGGCTGGGGGCGGGCAGATTATCGTCCGGACCTTCGGGGACGAGCAGATTATCGGGCTTGCGCCCATTAACACCTCGCTCCTGATTTTCCACGACCGTGGCATCTCGCGACTCACGGGGTTGGGGCAGGACGACATTAACGTCTCGCCTGCGGCAGTCACGGCAGACGTGGGCATCATCGCTGGGAACACCATCGTCCCGGTCAATAACGTTGCCTACTTTATCTCCGAGCGTGGGCTGTATCGGTGCAATGAGGTCGAGGTCTCACCCGTCGGCACCCCGGTTGCGCCAGACCCGATCCTACCAATCATCCGCCAACTGACCTCGGCACAGTTTGACAAGATTCGGATGGTGCTGAATCGGGCGACCAAGGAACTCTGGATTACCCTCCCGAACTACGGGTGCTACCAGTACCACACTCTGCTCAATGCGTGGTCTGGGCCGTGGGACGGTGGGTATGTGTCCCCTGACACGACGTGCTTCTTTGAGACGCTTGACAGCGCCGGACTCCCGGTAGTGCTGAAGGGCGATGCTTCGGGCTGGGTCACCCTGTGCGATGCGCCCGGGGTGTTCGTGGACAACCAGACCGCCGCTGGGACAGGCGGGACACGCTATGCACTGACCCTTCAGATGCACCGCCTCTACTGCGGGGACGACTCGCTCTCCAAGGCGTTTCGCTGGGGCTACCTCACGGCCCAGCTCAAGGGATCGGACCAGTGTCGCGTTGAGTGGAACTCGGGCGACAGCTTCGGGTCGTACTCGCTCCCACCGTCTTACGACGAAACGTGGGGTGGGTCGGGAACCTACTGGGGGACCGGAACGTGGGGTGGGACAGGCAGTCAGAATTACCGCATCCCGATGAGCGGGACGGGCTACTATGTGGACATCAGCATCATTGACTCTGGCGAGGCATTGCCCGTCTTCAGTCGCTTTCAGTTAGAAACCTTTGCCTTGGGGCGTCGTTAAATGGCAGAAACAGTCGGTCAACATTCCGTCGCCGCGTTCACCTCACCCGTCAACGGCACTACGCCGATTGACGCGAACTCGGTGCGCGGCAACGACAACACGGTGCGCTCGGCGTATGTCGACCACGACGCGGACCCCGGCATCCACGTTCAGTCCTCTACGCTGGCCTCACGTCCGGTGGCCGGGACGGCGGGCCGCAAGTGGGTGACCGTCAGCTCGGGGCGCTACCAGTTCTGGTATGACGACGGCTCCCGCTGGCACGAGGTCGCCTCGGACGCCATCAACGTGGACTGCTTGGCCGACGCCAATCTCGCCAAGGGGGATGTGGTCAAGGTCACCGGGTTCAACAACGGCCAGAACCTGCCGACGGTGAACAAGGTCACGTCCTCGACCGACGTGGCGTTCGGCGTGGTCGAGAACACGGTGACCTCGGGCAATATCGTCCAGATCGTCAACACGGGCTTGATTGAGGACCTGAACACGGGTGCGTTTGCGATCAACGACATCCTCTACCCGAACACCTCGGGTGGGCTGACGCTTACCAAGCCAACGTCGGGCAACTACCAGCCCGTCGCGTTTGTCCTCCGCTCAAACAACACGAACGGCGTCCTGTACGTCGAGTTCTCGGCGCCTCGGATCGTGGAGCGGTCGGACAACACGGCCAGCACCTCGGCCAGCGTGTCCACCGTGGCGATCTTGGCGTCCACATACGCCTTGATGCTCTGCTGGGTGGCCAGCGCCGTGGCGCTGTCCGAGGCCATATTATCCTCGTCGAGGA